CGTGTACATGTCGACCTTAAATGTCGGCCCGAGTTCCTCTATAGGAACCGGCCGAACGTCACCATCGGCAAAGTCGGTATCCTCCGGTTCGCCTACGCTCTCCGAAAAGTATCGGAGCAGCATAGACCATCCGTAGATTTCCTTCTTAACTGTTGCCGACCGTATGTCCCAAACGCGGTATTCGAGCTTCTGAAGCTTGGAGTTCCAGCGTTTGCGATGCGGTTTTTGGTGCTCAGGTACTACGACAAGAGCGGGCACATGACAATCCATGTCTATGCTCGGGATCTCGCCATAGATGGCAAGGAGTTCCTCTACAATTAAATTGTAGACTTCGTAGTATTGTCTATCAAAGAAGGAGTTAGCGTAGCTAATCCAACTCGTATAGACATCGGCGCGTCGGTCTGACGCCCAGACAGTTCGTATTCGAACAGGAGTGACACTGACACCGTTGAAGGCGTCCATGCCACAGGACTCTCTAAAGAGTCCTCCGGTACAGCTCTTGTCACGGTTTATTTTCAAACCAAATGACTCGAGCACGCTCATTGCATTCTCGGCAAAAGCCGTAGGGACAATGACGTCATCACCATACACTAGGATACTCTCGCGAGTTCCTACGTCAGGTGCTATTGCTGTGAGAAGGGCCCACGTAGTTAACGCAAGGACGGGGAAGCATAATGCCGACCCCATCGGTGCGTATTTACGCAGGGTAATTTCCCTACCACATGGTAGCACAGTCGATCTGCTTCTGCATGCTTCCAAGTACGTAAAGACGTGCTCAGGGAACAACAGACGAACAAGATCGAGACTTACGCGATCGGACGCTTCATTAAGGTCCAGAGTCGCATACCTACCGTTGGATGACCCATAGAGGGCTCCAATACGATTAGGTGTCTGATCCGTGAAATGAACATTCCACTTAGTTGTGGGATGCGATTCCACGTGCTTGACCATGGCCCTCCCTAGTCCTTGTTGAACCCACTGAAAATCAACGGGTTCACAAGAGATTAGTCGGGGTCCACGCGAATCTTTCGGCACAAGGATAACCTTGGCTGGCAGATCCTTCCCATTTATGGATTCGAAATCCTTAAATGAGTCACAAACGTGACCTGTAGACGCACAAAAATACGCGTCAAACGGGTAGACGTCAGTAATCCGGCTGCAGACGTTAGTCCATCCAAACTTTTCCCATAGCACTTGCTTGGTAGCAACTGCGCCGGGACCATGTCTTGGATAGATGTCTGCAGGGTCGAAGTTGCAAAATACCTTTTTTAAGAGGCGTCTTGCAGCGTTAATTATCCTCTCTTGTCCGGAAATATCCATAAAAGGAGTTTCTTCAGATGAGGGAATATTACATTCAGTAATAGGAGCCTGACAACATTGTAGGCTACTATCCCAATGAGTCGTAATCTCCGCTTCCGTTTTTTCAAACTTGGCGAGGACTTCGTGTTCTTGCTGATCGGTATACGGGAGTTCATATTTGTAGAAGACAAACAGAACTTGGCGTAATACGCTGACGCTGTTTGCACAGGGACTCGGAAGGAGTTCCCCGGTTGGCGTTAGCACTCTATTGAAGAACTCTCCCATAAACAACGGGAGGTTACTGTCGTCCTGGGCTTTAAACCCCAAGTCAACAGAGTTCAGTGGTTTGCTAGCAGCAAGAGCCTTATCAAAGGCTTTGCCCAATCGAGGAAGAGCAACCGTAAGGAAGCTCTTACCTTCTGAGTCGACACGAGACCTAACTTTATTAAGAGTTAGGTTGAGTGCACGAATGTTAAACACTTCCCCATGCATTCTTTGAATGCCTTGGAGTAGTGAGGCGATGAGGTTTACTTCATCTAGGCTTTTATTGACAACCATATGGTATGTCTCCTAAAGCATACATCACTACGCAAGGTCCATCTTGCATGACAAACAGATCCTAATCAAATCGACACCTAGTGAAAACTAAGCATCTATTCCGTTCCCTGCCTACATCCATACCCAATGGTACTCCGCCTCGCGGCGGTAAGATCATTGTGGTTGGGTACGCAGACGGAAACGGAGGCCTGGACAGAGTAGGGACACACTTAGGGCTAATTTATGCTCCGATGTTCCGTCGCGTGCTTATTTATGGCAGCGACGTCAACGTCAAAGTGTTAAAGTACCCACCGAGTGCAACTGAATACGACACGCCTCTTTACTTTGAGGACGCCGTACTCATTCCCTACGATCTGTAGCCTGACTAAGACCGATCTACTCTCTGAAACTTCTCTGGTTCCAACCAGAGATGCCTTGAGAGCATGCGTTACCATATTATGTAAGCCGAAGGACTCGAATTGCTTCTTGTCCAGACACCCGGTCACCCGGGTGATTTAATCGGTAGGGTTTTTAGTCCCCATAAAACGATAACGCATGCCTCGTGGGCATTCAGAGACGAAATGGCTGTTGTTTCTGTGAGTCTTTTAAAGACTCCCGTTCAACATTGCCACACTTCCGTTGCCGGTGCCGTCATACAGAATCGTCGTGGATGCGCCTAATGAGGCGCAAAACGACCAAAGTTCTGCAAGGACGTTTGCGGCTTCCGCTGTGCTTTCCGATGCCCCTATGGGGAAATCGAGAACAGCATACGCGGAGACTGTGATAGGCGTAACGTCGTCGACGCCCGAAGTGACAGTTTTGTCAAATCGGACGAGAGAACGACGGCGCCTTTTCAAGCCCGTCCCCGTTTCCTGATGTGAAATTGTCAGGTTGTGAGGGCGTGCAGGATCAACAATAACTGTGTTAAACACAGTTGTACGGTTGTTCGACGACTGCCGGGTAAATTCTACCTCGGTGCCGTCAGATTTCTTGATCTCGTTTGTGACTAGTGAATTACTTAGCATGCTTTTGTGTTTCTATAACACAGAGGCGTTGTGCCCCTGTTTATCGGTTTATACCGATGTACGTGTACGACGCCTACGCCTTGCTACTAATAGCGCAGCACCGAGACTGAACTCTTTTATGTCCAGCCCCCCAGATTCGATCTGGGTATGATTCGGCATTTCAACGACGCGGCGGTAAGCCGTTTCGGTGACTACCGGCATCAACGCTCTGGTGCCATCAAGGTATCCAGACTCCGGGAGAACGATTCCTCGTTCAACCGATATAGTCCTTATCCTCTTGATAGACCATAGATAACCAAGTATGTTTATCGTTGGCTTCATGTTTTCAACCTTAGTCATCGACTCGATATATCGGCTCACGCCGAGAATCCAGTCTGCTAAGAAGGTCCAGGGTATTGCATTCCATAGAATTGCAGGGTTAAGGTTTAACCCAAACGCATCTAGTAAGGATAGCAATCGAGCATGCTCGAGCTGGAATTGAGAGAAGTTATAGTTATAACGAATCTCAGCATGAAACAAGGAAGGTAAGTACGAGACGATCCGCTGCGACGCGTAGCGACCGAGTGTTTGCAGAAGACCCGTGTCTTCGCAATAGCCCGAATCGACCTGCGCGTCCGCGACGTCAGGATACTCACTCCAAACCCAGCTAAAATGCCGGGTCAGGACTTTCCTACTCTCTGTTATTAGACGATTCATACGTCTTTCACCAGAGGACAGCGCCTTGGCAACTCCAAGGATGTCTGATAACGCGGGATTTACTGCAAACTCATTAGTGAGATGCAATTCAGCCCCGGTTTGGAACCATGCCGCAAGAGTCCGCTTCCCCATATCCTTCAGATTTACTGAAGCGAGTTGGTAGAAGCGGCGGGCAAGCTCAGGCAATCTCCTAAAATCCTTTAACTCCAGAGCGGAGTTGAGGAGGCTAAGATTCGCCTTGATAGCTGGCAACATGGTCATAAGTGACCTTTGTACCAGAGAACCAAGGTCGGCTGGCGACGGCACAAAGCCATCGTCAGGACGCTTGACGTAAAAGGCCGGTAACCCACTATTGAGTTTACCAGCTGCTCCAAATGGATCGACACCACCTCCGTACGGTAAACCGCCATATCGGCGATAACCAGCTACTGGGTTTGTCATGTATCCTTTGAATGAATGAGGGTAGTTCGTACCCCCCGCATTCGTGAACACAGGTACACCCATAGACGCTCGAGAACCTTGAAGCACTTTATAGTGCTCAAAGCTCTTCCACGAACGTTTAGGACCTTCCGAATTAGGAGTCATTTCTTCATATAACCACTCGTATGAGGGTTGAGTGAAGTTGTGGCTCCATGTCGGGGAATGCGATGAGTGATCTGAAGGACCGATACACGTAAACTCTACGTGGTCGTCCTCACTAGGCACCCACAGTGATGTGGACTTCGTCATACTTGATTGGATGTGTCACGGGAAGTGACATTCAGGTTTAGCGCCAACAGGGCGC